ACTCGTGTTGATGTGCTTTATGGTTGGGCTCCTTTGTATCAAGAACTCGCCTGCCGAGTTGCAGCTTAATTAACTAATATAAAAGGAAAACTATCATGGCAAATCCAGGACCAGCAGTAACTAGCTCGGCACATCCGAGTAATGTAACAACCAATCAAGCATTGCGTGTATTGGGTATTCTAAAAGGCGTTAATGTTAATGCGGCAAGCGGAAGTTTCTTTCCATTACCCATTATCAATAGTTCGCAGTATCAACCAACCCTATTAATTGTTGCTAATTCCAACAATGCAGGTGCGGCTACTGGTACTTTGACTAGCTTAGTTTTAGGCGTAACTACAACTGGCAATGGCACTCCAACTTCATTGTTTGGTGCTATTACAGCTTCGCAACTAGCAACTGTTGCTGGCGTAAGTCAAGTAGCAGCTAGTGCAGTAGTTACTTCTTATACGCAACAAAATCTGTTTGTAAATATTGCAACCACTACTGCTGTAACAGGCACAGTTGATGTATATGTTTACGGTTACGATTTTAGCTAAAAGCGACTGTTAGAAAGAAAAAGGGCATACTCAAAAGGTGTGCCTTTTTTTCTTAATTAATCTATACTAAATTACCTTATCTAAAGGAAAAAATTATGCCATCTACAACCATTACTCGTGGTAATGCTCTTAGCACTACCTATATTGGAATTCCTATTACTCCAGCTTCTGTTGCTTCTTACACATCAGCAGTTCAAACCTTTAATGTTTCAGGTTTATTAACAACTGACATCATTGCACAAGTAGGTTTACAAGGTTCTCAAACGGCTGGTATTGTTATCGGTGAATGTGACTGCTTAACTGCTGGTGTATTAACTGTTCAATTTTTAAATGTAACGGTTGCGGCTGTAGTTCCAGCAGCAGGAACTTATGTTTTCCAAGTTGCTCGTACAGACGGTCCACTTCCAGCGAATATGAGTTAAATCATGGCCTATGACTCAGCTTTTTCCCCTTTTGGGGCTACTTACTTAGTCGGCACATCAGGCGTTCAAGTTAAATCCAATAACAATACTTACCCTACTGCGTATCGGATTATGAATTTGACATCTTCTATTGTTCGTGTAGGTTGGGCTCCTCAAGAGCCAAATGATGCGGCTGTAACGCCTGTAGCTACTACTCCTACTGCGGCTGGTATTTCCTATGTATTGTCTATTCCTGCTTTAGGTGTAGCTGTATTTAGCGGAATTCCACCAAATGCTTGGTTTATAGCTAGTGCAGCTACAAGCCTTGAAATTACTCCAGGTGAAGGAAAACTCTAATGGCAACTGTTGCTAATTCGACTGTTCAAAATTTACTGCCTGTTCAGGCTTATTTTAATCTTGATGGAAGTTTTAGCACTTTTGTCGGGCAGGGAGTTCCTTTTACTGTAGCTGGACCTACAAGTTTGGGAATTGTAGATACAACTACAACAAGCACTTTCTACCCAACCTTTAGCTCAGTTAACACAGGTACAGTAGCAACTTTAAATGTTACTTCTACAAAATTAACCTTTAATCCTGGAACTGGCGCTTTATCGGCTACAACTTTTATAGGCGCATTATCAGGCACAGCTTCTTTAGCAACATCTTTAGCTAATGGTGCTGCCAGCCAAATACCTTATCAAAGCGGAGCAGGCACAACGGTTTTCTTAGCTAATGGAACTTTAGGTCAGGTTTTAACCAGCAATGGCGCTTCTGCTCCATCATGGTCAACGCCTACTTCTGGTTTAACGATAACTGACGATACAACAACTAATGCAACTCGTTATATAACCTTTACAAGCGCTACAAGCGGTCAAATTACAGGCGCTAATACTAGCTCTACTAAACTTAGTTTTAATCCGTCTACAGGCGCTATTACATTAGGAACGCCATTAGCAATTTCTAGTGGTGGAACTGGTGCTACAACTTTAGCTGGCGCTAATATTGCTCTTTACAATACAACGCAAACATGGACTGCTACACAAACTTTTAATGGTTCTACAGCAACAGCAGCAATCTTAGTCCCCAATATTGATGAAGTAGCTACGGTATCGGCAACTGCCGCAACAGGCACAATTAATTACGATATTACTACCCAATCAGTCCTTTATTACACGACTAGCGCAAGTGGCAATTTCACAGTTAATTTCAGGGCTTCAAGTGGCACATCTTTAAATACTTTAATGGCTACAGGCAATAATATTTCTGTATCTTTTTTAGTAACAAATGGCGCAACAGCTTATTACAACTCCGCAGTCACAATAGACGGAAACTCAGTAAGTCCTAAATGGCAAGGTGGCACAGCCCCAACTACAGGAAATGCAAGCTCTGTTGATGTTTACAACTATGTAATTATAAAAACAGGTTCTGCCGCATTTACAGTATTAGCCAGCCAAACAAAGTTCGCATAAATGCCACGCTTATCTAAAATTGGTGCAGCCTGTTTATCTGCCTTTGGATTTAGTTCTGGTGCGCCTGCCGTAACTGCTAGTTATCTAATTGTCGCAGGCGGTGGAGGTGGCGGTTTAGCTATGGCAGGCGGTGGAGGTGCTGGTGGCTATCAAGCAGGCACTACATCTATAGCTTTATCTACTTCTTACACGGTAACTGTAGGCGCTGGTGGTACAGGCGGTACAAGCACAAGTGTTTCAGGAGTAAATGGTTCTAATTCATCTTTTGGCACGCTTACTGCTTCAGTAGGTGGCGGTGGCGGTGGTTCTCAAGTATCTAATGGTGTTACTGGTGGTTCTGGCGGTGGAGCAGGCTCTGGTTCAGGTAAAACGGCTGGTTCAGGAACTGGTTCACAAGGCTATGCTGGTGGATTGGGCACAGGTTCGGATTCTGGTAATCGTGGAGGCGGTGGTGGAGGTGGTTCTTCAGCCGTTGGAGCTGCAAGTTCTGGTGGCGGTGGTGGTAACGGTGGCGCTGGAACAGCAAACTCAATTAGTGGTTCTAGTGTCACTTATGCTGGCGGTGGTGGCGCAGGGTGTGGTCGTTCTGCTGGTACTGCTGGAACTGGTGGTTCTGGTGGCGGTGGTTCAGGTGTTAATGATGGAAGTAATGCTACAAACGGTACTGCAAATTTGGGCGGTGGTGGAGGTGGAGGCGGTGAGTCTTCTGGTTTTGCTGATGGTACTCCTGGCACAGGCGGTAGCGGAATAGTTATTATTTCTTATCTTGGCGCACAACAATTTGGTGGTGGCACAATTACATCAAGTGGTGGCTATACAATCCATTCATTTTTAACTAGTGGCGTTCTTAGCCCTTTAAGCACATTAACTGCAAGCTATTTAATAGTAGCTGGTGGGGCATCGGGTGGATATACTGGCGGTGGTGGTGCTGGAGGTTTACTATCTGGTTCAGGCTTAGTAATTGATACTAATTCTATTTATACAGTCACAGTTGGCGCTGGTGGTGCGGCTTCTTCATCTCCGCAAGCAAAAGGAAATAATGGTGGCAATTCTTTATTTAGCGCTTATTCCACAACAGCAGTAGGAGGCGGTGGCGGTGGTGGAGCAAATAATGCTAATCCTCCTAATTCTGGTGGTTCAGGTGGCGGTGGCGCAAGTGGAGATTCTTATACTTCTGGTGCTGCTGGAACTACTTCACAAGGTTATGCTGGAGGTACTGGTGGAACTGTAACTGCTGGCTATACAGCAGGCGGTGGTGCTGGTGGTGGTTCTTCAGCAGTTGGTGGTAATGGCGCAAACACTACTAATGGTGGAACAGGTGGAACTGCAACTGGAGGAACTGGAGGTGCAGGTACAGCTTCTTCTATAAGTGGCAGTAGTGTTACCTATGCTGGCGGTGGGGGCGGTGGTTGTTATGTTTATTTAGGCTCTGGTACAGTTGGCGTTGGAGGGTCTGGAGGCGGTGGTTCTGGAGGTTCAGGAGGAACTGATGCAACTGCTGGTTCAACTAATCGTGGTTCTGGTGGCGGTGGTGGAGGATTAACTTCCGATGGAAACACAAAAACATCAGGTGCTGGCGGTAGCGGCATAGTAATCATTTCATACTCTGGTAGTCAACAATTTTCAGGTGGCACAGTAACTACAAGCGGTGGAAATACTATACATTCATTTACTAGTAGTGGAAGTTTAGTTCCTGCTATTCAATATTTAGTAGTTGCAGGCGGTGGTTCAGGTGGTGGCGCTTATACCAATTTTTCTGGAAATGCTGGTGGCGGTGGCGCTGGTGGACTGTTATCTGGTTATTTAGGGCTTACTGGTGGAGTTCAATACACAATAACTGTAGGTGCTGGAGGTGCTGCTACTTCTGGCACAGTAACTGCAAATGGAAATAATGGTAATGATTCTGTAATAAGCGGAACAGGAATCACAACTGTTACATCTACTGGCGGTGGATATGGTGGCACAGGAGGTGGTGCTACAGGAGGCGCTGGTGGTTCAGGAGGTGGTGGTTCTAGCGGAACAGGTACAGGAGGCGCAGCAACAAGCTCACCAGTTCAAGGCAATAATGGTGGTACAGCAATAGGTAGCACAGCATCAGGTGGCGGTGGAGGCGCTGGTGCAGTCGGTGTAGCTGCTTCAACACTTCAATCTGGCGCTGGTGGTGCAGGTTTAGCTTCTTCCATTACAGGCTCTAGTGTCACCTATGCTGGCGGTGGAGGAGGGGGCGGTGCAAATGGAATAACCCTTGGAACTGGAGGCACAGGTGGCGGTGGTGCTGGAGGTGCTTATCAAAATAGTGGAGTTGCTGGTACTGCTAATCGAGGTTCAGGTGGAGGCGCTGGTGGCGCTGGAAATAGCGCTGTAAGTGTTCCTTCTGGTGCTGGCGGTAGCGGTGTTGTAATTTTATCTATACCAACTGCCCGATACACAGGCACAACTACAGGCTCACCCACAGTATCAACAAATAGCACTTTTACAATTTTAACTTACACTAGTAGTGGTACATATACAGCTTAAAGGAGCAATCATGTCGCATTTCGCAAAAGTAGAAAACGGAGTAGTAACCCAAGTCATTGTGGCAGAACAAGACTTTATTGATAGTGGAGTTGTAGGCCATGGTTGGGTTCAGACTAGCTATAACACTCGTGGCGGTGTTCATTACGGTATTGATGGCTTACCTGACGGCAAAGAAGCTCTAAATAAGAACTATGCTGGCATTGGTTACACTTATGACGGCACAGGTTTTGCTGCTCCTAGTCCTTATGCAAGCTGGACATTAAATCCTGAAAGTTATATTTGGGAAGCACCAACACCATATCCTAATGATGGCAAAAATTATCAATGGAATGAAGAAACAAAATCTTGGGTTGCTTTTTAAGGAACAACTATGTCGCAACTAATATTTTTAGCGCCTTCAGGCGGCTCACTTACTTTAACCAATGCTGACACAGCATCTGCGCTTAATTTAACTGTTCCAGCGCTGAATGGAACAATACTTGCAACTGATAGCACAAATACTTTAACTGTTGCAAATTTAACCGTAACAGCTCAATTATCGGCTACTGGAACTGGCGCACAACTTGTACCAAAAGGCAATACTGTTCAAAGACCAACTTCACCTATTAACGGAATGTTTAGGTATAACACCGATTCTGGTGGTTATTTTGAAGGTTATGCGGCAAATGCTTGGGTAAAACTTTCGTCAACAACTCCTCCTAACTATTCTGTTCAGACTTTAATAATTGCTGGTGGTGGTTCAGGTGGTAGCTGGAACTACTCAGGTGGCGGCGGTGGAGGCGGTGGGCTTGTGGCTACTTCTGTAGCTTTTACAGTTACAACTGTTTATACAATTACCGTAGGCGCTGGCGGTGCAAATAATGGCACAAATGCTTCTGGCGGTACTGGCTCGACTTCTAGCGTTGGAAGTTTGTCATCAGCATCAGGAGGCGGCGGCGGCGGTGGAGCATCTAGTCCTGGAGTGGCAGGCGCATCAGGAGGCGGTGGTTGCGGATTAGATAACTCAGGCACAGGAAGCGGTGCAGCAGGTGGTTCTGGCGTGTCAGGGCAGGGCTATGGCGGCGGCACAGGAACAACTAGCATATTTAATGCAGGCGCTGGTAATACGGCCGCAGGCGGTGGCGGTGGGGCTGGCGGCACAGGTGGTAATGCTGGCGCTTATCAAGGTGGTGCTGGTGGAAATGGTTTAACTTCATCAATTACAGGCACTTCACTTTATTATTCTGCTGGCGGTGGCGGTGCTTCGATTGGGGCTCCTGGAACACCAAATGGTGGAACTGGCGGTAGCGGAATCGGTGGTAATGGTTCTTCAGGTTCTGGTTCGCCAACAAATGCTACTGTTAATCGTGGCTCTGGCGGTGGTGGTTCGCAAAATACTGCTGTTCCTGGCAATGGCTCTAGTGGCGTAGTAATTTTGGCTATTCCTACAACTAATTATTCAGGTACAACTTCAGGTTCACCAACTGTATCGGTAGTGGGCTCTAATACTGTATTGGTATATACAAGTTCGGGAAGCTACACAGGATGATTTGGAAAATTATTGACCTAATTTCAAAAAATGGCGTAATAACTCAGGTGAAATATAGCGTTACTGAAGATACTATTAAAACGGAAGGGTATTGGACTTTTAAAGACAATACTCATACCGTTGTAGACCAACTATCTGAAATTGATGTCATTAATTGGATTAAAGCTGAATCAGTTATTGATGGAATTTGCATTATTGAAGATAATGTAAAAAAGCAATTAAATAATGTGCAAGATGTAGTTAAAAGACCTTGGGTTGTTCCTACATTTACAGTAAAAATTTAAGGTAAAACATGACAACGCCAATTGAAATCATATCTAGAGCATTAAAAGATATAGGCGCTTTAGAAGCTGGTGAACTCCCAACTCCTGAAGCGGCTCAAGATGCCTTAGATATGCTAAATGACATCATTGACCAATGGTCAAATGAAGGTATGATGATTTACAATGTTACAGAAATTGTATTTCCTCTTATTTCTGGTCAAACTCAATATACGATTGGTCCTGACCCAAGCACAGCAAATTACATTGGCGCTTCCATTACTGGTTCAATTGTAGGAAAAGTCTTAACTGTAACCAATGCAACAACTGGCGCAGTAGCATTAGGGCAAACCCTTAAAGGTATCGGAGTTATTGGCGTAGCTACTAAAATCGTTGAATTTTTAACTGGCGCTGGTGGCAATGTTAATGAAGCTGGAACTTATAGGTTAAATGTAGATGCAACTACTCCTGCTCCTGCTTTTACAGCTTCTATTTCGGGTACAACTTTAAATGTAACTGCTATTTCTGCTGGTTATTTAGGAACAGGAGCAGTTATTGCTGGAACTGGAGTTACTTCAGGAACGACTATAACTGCTGTTTTAAGCGCTTCTGGTGGAGTTGGTACATATACTGTAAGTGCTACTCAAACAGTCGCTAGCGTGGCTATGACAGCTACAGTAACACCTATTCCTATTACTCTTTACTATCAGAAGCCTTTGGGTATCGATTCAGCATTTGTGCGTATTAATACGACTAGTAATGGGCAGCCTATTTATGGTGGTGGCTTAGACTATCAGGTGAGTATTTTAGCCCTTGAAAACTACAACCAAATTGGTTTAAAGACTTTAAATGGTCCATGGCCTAAAGCTCTTTATTACAATGCTGGCGCAGAATCAGGCAATTTAACTGTATGGCCTAATCCTGCTCAAGGCGAAATGCACTTATTTACTTCGACCATTTTTAGCACTTATGACGACCTTTATGAGAATTTAGCTTTTCCTCAAGGTTATGCCATGGCTCTTAGATGGTGTTTAGCTGAAAGACTAATGCCTATGTATGGCAAAGTTAATCAAATTCAAATTAATATGATTAGCGCTTATTCAGCACAAGCTAAGTCGACTTTAAAACGCACAAATATGAAGCCAGTTATGACGGCTAGTTATCCTGATTCTATGTTATCTAGTAAAGCAAAAGATGCTGGTTGGATACTTACTGGTGGGTTCACAGGATAATGCCTGATTTCGGCTTCGTTGGGGCTTCGTATACAGCTCCGTCAATCTATCAAAACGACCAAGAGTGTATTAATTGGCGACCTGAGGTTGACCCTACAAAAGCGCAGGGCGAAAGAGGCGTTATGGCTCTTTATCCAACTCCAGGACTTACTCTTTTAACAACTTTTCCTAATCAACAAGCCGTCAGAGGGCTTAGAACTATATCTTCAGGTGGACAACAATTAATAGCCGTATG